TGTAATCAGTTTGACAAGGTATGTACTGAACTTAAATGCGCAGTTATTTATTGTCATCACCATTCAAAGGGGAGCCAAACTGGTAAGCGGTCTATGGACCGTGCATCTGGTTCTGGTGTATTCGCTCGTGATCCAGATGCATTACTTGACTTACTAGAACTTGAACTCGAGAACATGAACGAGGATAAACTCCAAGATGCTCCTATTGATACTAGCCAATGTACTGCATGGCGAATGGAAGGAACACTCCGAGAATATCCTAAGTTTAAACCGGTAGATTTATGGTTTGACTACCCAATTCATAAAGTGGATACAAACGGGTTCCTTGCAATGGCTCAATTTGATAGCCCACAACAAAAGGGCGCTAATGTTATAAACAAACGCAAAAAAGCTGCTAAAGAAAAGAAGAAAGAGCAAATTGTTGATGCATTCAATATTGCTGATGCAGAAAATGGTTTTACTGGACAAGTAGAAATAAAACGGGTTGCCGAACTTATGGAAGTAAGTGAAAAAACATTACGTCGTTATTTAAAAGAAAGCCCTGTTTATAATATCAATCTTGGTAAGCTTATAGACCCTAATTTAGAATGTAAACCAATTGATGAAAATTGAGGTTTATATAGGGACAAAATTAGGGACAGACGCTCTTATATATATAAGTGTATGTCCTTGTATGTATTTGTCCCAATGTAAAGTGGATTCAAGCTAAGGGGGTAAGGAAAAGGATTTCTGAAATCATCCTTTTCTTACCTCTTCCCCTTAGGTTGAACCCTACATTACAAAAGGGCTTTAAAAATTGTTTTAGTTATTATCAATTAAATTTTCAATAAAGGAGGATTGGTTATTGATTATTGAATTTTTCATTCCTCTTAAAAAGGTTCCTACTGTTACACATCAAACTAAGCAGGTGAATACACAACATGGTAAGCCTATCTTTTATGAATCCGATAAGTTGAAACAGGCTAAACAAATATTCTTAGATGGTTTAGTTGATCATGTTCCTAGTGAACCTTTAGAGGGACCTATTCGATTGGTTACTAAGTGGTGTTTCGGTAAAGCGAATTGCAAAGCGCCACATTGGAAAACTACTCGGCCAGATACAGATAATCTTATTAAATTATTTAAGGACTGTATGACCAAATTGAATTACTGGAATGATGATGCTCAAGTCTGTAGTGAAATTACAGAAAAGTATTGGAATCCAGTAACAGGGATTTGGGTACATATTGAAACGTTGAAAGGTTGATGCTATGAAGAAAAAATTAGTCTATGTCGCTCATCCTTATGGTGGCAAGGAAAGCAATCGTAAAAAGATTGATGTGATTATGGAAGATTTGGTTTTAAATGATGCCAGTCATGACTATATTTCCCCAATTCATAACTTTGGGTATGTATATCTGACTGGTGACAATTACCAAAGGGGCTTAGATATCTGTTTAAGCTTGCTTGGCCAATGTGACATTTTAGTGTTGTGTCCAGAATGGGAATCTAGCCGTGGTTGTAAAGGTGAATTTGAATATGCCAAGAAACATAGTATTTCCACTTTTACGTTGAATGAGTGGAAGGCATTAAATCGAATTTGATAAAGGAGACTAAAAACATGTACGAATTACAAACAAAAGCAATTGAAGCAGCTCGTAAAGTGTTGATTGAAAATTTAGGCTATCAAACTGTTGAACCAGAAGATATGTTCATTGTTTGGTTTTGTAAAACCCTACAAAACTGGAAAGCCATTGTTAGTGGTCGGACTATCGAAGAATTTATCGAAGTAACACACAATGGCGATCGTAATGAAACATATATTGATGTGTACTGCAAAATTAAAAATGTGTGTATTAAAGATAATCAATGAAAATACTAGATGCTTGTTGTGGTTCTAAAATGTTTTGGTTTAATAAAGAGCATGAAAGTGCTTTATATATGGATAATCGAACTTTAGACACAACGCTATGCGACGGAAGAAAGTTAGTAGTCAACCCAGATGTAGTAGCAGATTTTAAAAACATGCCTTTTGATGATGAAACGTTTTATTTGGTTATCTTTGATCCGCCGCATTTAAAAAATGCAGGTGATACATCATATTTAAAAGCTAAATATGGAACGCTAGGGCCTAGCTGGAAAGATGATATTAAGCAAGGTCTTGCAGAATGTTGGCGAGTGCTCAAAGAAAATGGCACGCTTATTTTTAAATGGAATGAGGAGCAAGTACTATTTTCAGATGTAAAAGGGTTATTGCCTAGCGAGCCGATAATTGGCCAACGCAGGGGGAAAACAATATGGTTAGTATTTTTTAAGGAAAAGGAGAGTAGATAGAAAGTGTTTAGACGATATGAGAAAAGGGTTAATGAAATTCAAGCTGTGCAATATAACGGTACTAATATTATGGAAATAGTCGATTTTGTTGGTGATGTAATTGGTATTGATTGGTATGAAAATGCATCATTAGAAATCATAACAGATAATGGAAGAATCGAATGTTTTAAAGGTAATTATATTGTTAAAGATCATAAAGGTAAAATTAAAGTTCATGAGGTAAATGAATTCGAAACGACTTATAGAGAGGTAGAAAATTATGATTAGCGACAAACAAGGTCAAGAATGGATATTATTAAAGCTATATGAGGATGGGTGGCTATATTATTATAAAGCAGGTAATGGATGTATGTACTTATCCAAAAAAAAGCCTGCTTTTCGTATAGGGAGTAATGAAATAGACCCAAATAGTGGTGGAACAACAAAGTGTACTGATGCTTTTATAGGCTTAATCCCTGAAATGCAACCTAATGAAGTGTTGGATATCACAAAATGTTTAGATATTGTTAATTGGTCGGAAGTAACAATTGATACACCTATAATCGTTACTACATGCTATGGTGATGATGTAAATATGCACTTTGCTAAGTTTAAAAATGGCTTTATATATTATTACAGTGGTGGTCGTACAAGTTGGACACAAACAACTACTGGAGTTTATAAAACCACACCTGAATATGTAAGACTAGCAGGTGATACCCATGAATGAAATGGTTGTTATAAACATTCTACTGGCGATTTACCTTGTGGTTATTTTTAAAATGTCCTATTACTCTTATCGTGAAGCTGCTGCATTAAAACATTTTATGGTTTCTTATGCATATTGGATGCAATTGCAGAAAATTATTAGATCACAAATACGGGATATGGTAATATGTAGTATTTTGTTTGTTTTAAATATTGTCTGTGTGGTGGTCCTATGGTAGAACTTAGTAAAAAAGAATATCGTGAACTTGCATATGAGTATCTACACGAAGCAAGTAAGGCAGCATTGAGGATTAAATCGTTAAAACGTAATATCCAACGTATTAAAAGCGATATCACATCGTTACGTGCAGTAAACTACGGGAAGGAACGAGTAGACGGCGGTGAACCATCAGGAATTGAAGATGATATTAATCGGCTACTAAATATGGAAATGATGTATAAACGTCAAATCCATGAACTACTGACTAAACGTGATGATGCTTGTCATATGATCGATACATTAACTAATACGGTTGGCTCGATTATCCTCATGCAACAATATATCAATGGTATGTCTGCTAAGGGGGCATATTCATTTGTTGGTTACGGCGAATCACAAGGAAAAGAATATAAGAATTTGGCACTTGTTGAGCTCGGGTATAAACTCCGACGGAAATCGGCGGTAAACGGCTAATATCGACCTTTTAAGTCCCCTATATCTATGATATATTGTATGTGGAAGAACATGAGTTCATCTCCTAAGCATTTAGAATACCAAACGCAAAAAAAGGCGCATCGTAATTGATGTGCCTTTTTTGTTACAGAAAATTATGACACAAATACACTGTATCAAGCACAAATGCTTGAATAATAAAAATGGAATATGTACGGCCAATGAAATATTTTACGATGGCCTATGTCAATCCTATATTACGCATTCAAGTGCTAGTAAAAATTCATGCGGATTATGTGTAAGGAAAAATGGGAAGATGATTCGCAAGGGCGGTAATACATTAAAGTGAGGTGATGATCCATTGCGAGTAAATAGAAAAAACTGGCTAACTGACCCAGATAATTTATTGCGTGCGGAAGGTTGGGCTCGTGATGGCCTTACTGATGAGCAAATAGCAAAAAATATAGGTATTTCAATTAGAACTTTATACGACTGGAAAAAGAGTTCGCCGCAGTTTTTGCAGTCCCTTAAAAGAGGGAAGGAAGTCATTGACCTTGAAGTTGAAAATGCATTACATAAACGTGCTATAGGTTACGAATATGAAGAGAAAACATACGAGAATGGAAAGCTTGTTAAAGTTGTAAAGAAACAACAGCCTCCGGATGTTACAGCTCAAATATTCTGGCTGAAAAACCGTAATCCTGAAAAGTGGAGAGATACTAAAAATATCGATGTCAAAGGTGAGCTTACGGTGTCTGCTATGGATAAATTGAAAGCTGCACGGGAGAAAGCTAATGGAAAAACATGATGAATTAATAGAGGCATTAGGCGCTCTTACACATGATCCGTTAGCGTTTGTATATTTTGCCTATCCTTGGGGAGAGCCGGGGACGCCATTGGAAGATATGGAAGGGCCTGATGAATGGCAAATACAAATCTTAAAAGATATAGGTGAACAATTAAAGAAGGGCAAAGAACTACAAACCGCTATTCAAGAGGCGGTAGCATCTGGCCATGGTATCGGCAAATCAGCACTGATATCATGGCTTATTCATTTTGCAATATCTACTCATGAGAATACTCGTGGCGTAGTAACTGCTAATACAGAAGGTCAGCTCAGAACAAAAACATGGCCAGAACTTAGTAAGTGGCACAATATGTTCATTGCTAAAGATTTATTTACGTATACGGCAACAGCTATATTCAGTAGTGATAAAAACTACGAAAAAACATGGCGTATTGATGCTATTCCTTGGAGTAAGAATTCCCCTGAATCATTCGCCGGTCTTCACAATCAAGGTAATCGGATATTGGTTCTATTTGATGAAGCCTCTGCTATTGATGATGTCATTTGGGAAGTAACTGAAGGTGCTCTTACAGATGCTAACACGGAAATTATTTGGTGTGCATTTGGTAACCCTACTCGTAATAGTGGGCGGTTCCGTGAATGTTTTAGAAAATATAGAAAGTTCTGGAATACATATCAGATTGATAGTAGAACCGTTAAGATATCTAACAAAGCTAAGATTGAAGAATGGTTAGAGGCTTACGGTGAGGATTCCGACTTCTTCAAAGTTCGTGTGCGTGGTGTGTTCCCTTCCGCATCAGATTTGCAATTCATCTCTACTGAAATTGCTGACAAAGCACAAAAACAATCTTATAAGCCGGAAGCATTTGAACATCTACCTGTAATCATTGGTGTGGATCCTGCATGGACTGGTTCAGACTCCTTAGAAATAGTAATGCGTCAAGGTTACTCTATGAAGTCGCTTGCATCTATTCCTAAGAATGATGATGACTGGCGCATGGCTCAGCTGATTGCTCAGTTCGAGGACGAATACAAAGCTGATGCCGTATTCATTGATATGGGGTACGGTACAGGAATATATTCTATCGGTAAGCAATTAGGGCGCAAATGGCGATTAATTGAGTTTGGCGGTAAGAGTAATGACCCTGTATACCTCAATATGAGAGCCTACATGTGGGGACAGATGAAAGAATGGCTCCGTGAGGGTGGTTCTATTCCACCAAATGACCAAGCCTTATACGATGATATCGTAGGGCCTGAAGCGATCATTGATAAGAATGGTCGCATTCAGCTTGAAAGTAAAAAAGATATGAAAGACCGAGGGTTGCCATCTCCGAATAAAGGGGACGCTCTCGCCTTGACCTTTGCTGCGCGGGTCGTTAAAAAAAGCGAAACAGGCAATAGGATTGTAGCTAATACAAGTTACAGTCCTTTTTAATTTGTTAGAAAGCGAGGAATAAAGATGTGTATGAAGAGTGCATCTGCTAACTATACACCACCTGCTCCAGCTCCAACTGTTCAAACGAATATGAGTAATCAGACTGGTGAGGAAATGGCAGAAACTAAACGCAAATTCAAACGTGGCTTTGAATCTACTATCTTAGGTCCGACTGTGGGCGGCCAGAAATCAATTTTAGGGGGATAGCATGGCGGAAATGGAATCTTTACTGGCTAGACAACCTACGGAGGGCGTTAAGCCTGTTAGGCGTGATTATGCGAAGTTGAGAAAGAAATTCTCTCAGCTATTTAATGCGCAGCAACGATATGTAAATAAGTGGAAGCAGTTGCGTGACTATCAGTTGCCGTTTATTGGTCAATTTGATGGTGAAGAAGACCAATCAGAACCTTATAACGGTAAAATCCTAAATCCTGTAGCTTGGGAAAGTTGCCAAATATTTGCCAGTGGTGTTATGAGCGGACTTACTCCACCAAGCCGTAAATGGTTTAAGCTAACCATGGAGAATATCGACGTAGCAGCTAATAGCCAAGTCGCTGAATTATTGGATGAACGAGAGGAAATCTTGTATGCGGTTCTTGCTAAATCCAATTTCTACAGCGTAGTTCACCAAGTTTACATGGAACTAACCATGGGTCAAGCTCCTATGGGGATATTTGCTGATAGTGAATCTGGTGTTCGTTTCACATCGTATCCGATAGGTACCTATGCTATTAGTACTAACAGCAAGGAAATCGTAAATATTTTTGGTCGTAAATACAAAATGACAGTTGATCAGATTGTCGAACAGTTCGGGTATGAAAATTGTCCGGATAACATAAAGAATATTTACGATAACGGAAATAGCTTGCAACAATCATTTACAGTCAATTGGTTGGTTGAGCCTAACAAAGACCGTAAGGATAAGTTAGGACGTCGCAATATGCCGTATTCGTCCATTTATTGGGTTGAAGGTAGCAACAGTGATGAAGTGTTATATCATGGTGGCTTTGAAGAATGGCCAATTCCAATTGCTCGGCATACGTCAATGGATTTAAATGGCTACGGTAAGGGTGCCGCATGGTTTGCCCAACCAGATTCACAAATGCTACAAAAGTTGGAATTCGATTATCTAACAGCCGTTGAGTTAGGTGTTAAGCCTCCTATGCAAGCACCATCTGATGTTATCAGTACGGTTAACTTGTATCCGGGTGGCATTACAGAGATTGAGGGACAACATAAAGTTGAACCGATGTTTGCAGTACAGTCTAATTTACAGGATATTCAAAATAAGATTGCAGTAACAGAGGATTCAATCAAGAGAGCCTATAGTGCGGATTTATTCTTGATGTTAGACCAAATCGACAAGGGTCAGATGACGGCTCGTGAAGTTATGGAACGCACTCAAGAAAAATTACAGCAATTAGGTCCTGTTGTTGAACGATTGCTATCTGAATTCTTAAATCCAATCATTGAACGTGTGTATTCGGTACTAGATCGTGCCGGTGTATTTCCACCTGTTGATGATGAGGAACTCTTAGACCAATTAAACGGTCAAGAAGTGAAGATTGAATATATCTCACCACTTGCCCAAGCGCAAAAGATGAGTTCATTGGTAAATATCGAACAGTATTTTGCGTTTATTATGTCTTTGGCACAAGCTAATCCTAATATCGTCAACAAGTTCAACTTTGAGGAAGCGGCCAATACATACGGTGTAAATCTCGGTGTTCCGGCTAAGATTATTCGTTCTGATGATGAATATCAAGAAATCTTAGCACAACAAGCACAAGCACAGGCTGAACAGGAGCAGCAAATGCAGTTAATGCAAGCGGCTCAACTAGCACCTCAAATGGCTAGTGCGGCCAAACAAGCAACAGATGCCGCCAATGATGGCAATCCTGCATTACAGCAGTGGCTAGGAATGGACGGTGTCTAGATGAAGAAAACTATTAAAGATTATATGCAAGAGCGAGATATGCAAGCTCTCAACCACGTACTTAGCACAGAGCTAGGTAGGTGGTTTTTTTGTCGCCTAATGGATCGCTCGGGCATCTTAAAGCAATCGTTTACTGGAAATAGTGAGACGTATTTTAACGAAGGAAGGCGTTCGATAGGGCTGTTATTCCATAAGGACCTAGTTAAATTAGGCACCGATGGCGTTAAACAGTACCATCAAGCGCAGCTCGAATATATCGGGCAACAAGAATATTTTAATAATTTAGTCGAAAAGGAGAAACAAAATGGCTGAAGAAAATATGGGTGCTAACAATAACATGACTGGCAATGAACCGGGCACGAATCCGGACCAAAATAATCCTACGCCACCTACTGAACCACCTGCTAAACCAGATGGCGAAGGTAGTAATCCATCTGTACTAGGCGGTGATAATACGCCACCTGCTGAACCAACAGTTTATGATTTCAAATCCGTGTTCCCTGAAGGTACTGAACTTGATGAAACTGTATCTGCAGACTTTAGCAAATTACTTAACCAAGTCGGTGCTACACAGGAACAGGCTGTTGAACTAGCCAAGTTTGGCAGTCAGTATGCACAGAACATCTTGACTGCTTATCAAGAGCAGCAAGAGCAAGCAGTTATTGAAAAGCAACAAGCGGATTATGAACACGCCAAAAAGGAATTAGGCGGTAAATTCGATGAAACTGTAGCGCTTGCAGGCAAAGGCATCGAAGCACTAACTAAAGCGGTACCGGAATTACGTCAATTACTTGTTGATAGTCACATTGACAACAATATCAACATGATTAAGGTATTTGCGGTCGTTGGTGAAATGGTTCAGGAAGACCCGGGTAAAGGTACAAGACAAGCTGGAACCGGTCAAAATTCTGATGAAGAAACAGCAAAACGAAAAATGTATCCATCTATGTATTAAGAAATGAGGTAAATAATTAATGGCTACAATTGGAACTCAAAATTTAACACTTTTAGATTTGCAAAAACGAATGGATCCTAATGGTAATGTCGCTCAAATTATTGAGCAATTAGACCAATCCACTGAAATCATTCAAGATATGACGATGGTCGAATGTAACCAAGGGTCTAGCTTTGTAACGACTGTACGTACTGGTTTGCCAGATGTTACATGGCGTAAATTATATGGCGGTGTTCAAGCGTCTAAATCCTCCACACGTCAAATTACCGACAATTGCGGTATGCTTGAAGCATATTCGCAAACTGATAAAGCGCTTGTTGATAAATCCAAAGATAAAGCATCCTTCCGTGCAACTGAAGATAAAGCATTCGTTGAATCCATGGGGCAGGAATTATGTCGTACAATCTTCTATGGCGATGAAAATACGCCAGAAAAATTCATTGGCTTGGCTCCTCGCTTCAATACTCTTGATATTAAGAAGGCAGCAAGTGCAGAAAACATTCTTGATGCAGGTGGCACAGGTAACTTGGCATCTATTTGGCTTGTTGGTTGGGGTCCTTTGTCCGTTCATGGCATTTATCCTGAAGGTTCTGCAGCAGGCTTGCACCAAGAAGATAAAGGTGTTGTTACTGTTACTAAAGAAGATGGATCCATGTTCGAGGCATATCGTACACACTTTAAACATGATGTTGGTTTAACTGTACGGGACTGGAGAAATGTCGTTCGTATTGCTAACATCGACGTTACGAAATTGACAAATGATGCTAAAGCCGGTGCAGATCTTATCAACTTAATGATTGAAGCGGAAGAACGTATTCCTAATCTTGGTGGTGTTCGTCCAGTTTGGTATATGAACCGTACATTGCGTACATTCTTACGTTTGCAAAAGAACACAAAACATGGTTCCACTATCACTGAAGATATGGAAATGGGTAAACTTGTTACTCGTGCAAACGGTGTGCCAGTTCGTAAAATTGATGCATTGCTAAGCACTGAATCTCGTGTTATTGCGTAAAGAAAGGGACATAATTCAATGATTATTGATACTCAAAATACATTCTTTTGGAAAAAAGAAATCACTGCAAATACAAATTCTGATGTAGTGATGAATGGGAACGGTGGCGATGCTGCCGTTGCCTTGTGGTTGTATATTCGTTTAGATAAAGATGTTACGGGTACGCCTTTATTTAATGTTTACACTTCTGACAAAGAAAATATGGCTGATGCTGTATTGCTAACCGGAATTACATTGCCACAGAACTCTAAAGCTGGCACAGAATACAAAGGTCGACTTCCTGCAGGTGCTAAAAAGTTTATTCGCATCAATGCGAATAATATGACTGCCGCTACGATTACATCATTCTTAACAGATGGTGTGAATTTAAAATAAGAGGTGAGACTATGATTTTTACAGCTAACGTAACGATGTACCATGGTAATCGTGGATTAATTCAAGAAGGTGAAACTATTAATTTCTCTGAAGAAGAAATTAAAGAATTTGAGCCTGATTATTTCAAACAGCTTTTCTCTGGTAACGAAGATGAAGTGGCAAAAATCTTTAACCCAAAATCTAATGCTAAAGACAAAGAACCGTCTACTGAAACTCAGCCTCCTGAAACAGAGCCGGGTGACAAAAATCCACCAGATGAAAATACTGAAGGTGACAATGCCGGCAATGAAAATCCACCAGATGAAAATACTGGCAATGAAAAGCCTAAGAAAACAAACAAAAAGAAAACCGATACTACGGAAGAATAAGTGACAATATGAGGGGTGCTTATGCATCCCTCTATTACCATATAGGGGGAAATATGACACCTACTGATATTTGTAATCAAGCACTTGCATTAATTAACGCAGGATTGCTTTATTCACTTGAAGAAGAAACTGAGCAAGGTCGCCAATGCCGTATGCAATATGACCCAACTAGACAGTTGGTATTGCGACAATTTGAATGGAATTTTGCTCGCAAAAATGAAAGATTAGTTTTGTCCGCTCATAAAATTAATGGGTGGAATTATGTATATACGTACCCTGAAAAGTGTATCCGCATTTTAGGTGTTATTCCACAAGGCGATCGCTTCCATGCTGAATCGCAACCGGAATACAATATATTTAATATTGGAAATAACAAAAAATGCATAGTGAGCGATGTGCCACTAGCATTCATTGATTATATATATGACGTGACAGATTTAGACGTTTGGGATTCTATATCCCTTTATATGCTGCAGTGTAAACTGGCTAGCGCATTAGCTATGCCACTGACTGGTGATAGAGGATTGTTTGACCAAGCATACAAGTTGTATCAAGCTGCAGTTCAAGAAGCTAAAGGAATGAATGCTAAAGAACGTAAGCAAGATACAGTATATATATCTAGCTACGTGAAAGCGAGGGATTGGTAATGAGTAATCCGATATACATATCACAGCTAGCGTTTACAACTGGTGAAGTATCGCCAGATGTTTCAAGTCGCTTTGATTTAGAGCAATACAAAAGTGCCTTATTGGAAGCGGAGAATGTGGTTATTCGTCCATATGGAGCCGTTGCAAAACGTCAAGGCAGCCAATACGTGGGGCAAGTTAAATATAGTGATAAGCCAACACGATTATTTGAATTTACGACAAACACCAATAATTCTTTCATGCTCGAATTTGGTGACAAATATATTCGTGTATGGAATTACGGAATTTATACCGGTATTGAAGTTACGACTCCTTTCACTAGCGATATATTGTTTGATTTAAATTGTAACCAATCTGGTGATGTTATGTTCATCTGTAGTGGCAAGTACCCTATTCAAACGCTATCACGATATAGTGATACTGACTGGAGAATGAGTACATATAAGCTAACTGAACAACCTTATGATGAAATCAACACGGACAATGGGCATACATTGACAGTTAATGGCGATACGATCACATCCACAAAAGACCTCTTCACAGAAGATATGGTAGGTAGTGTAATTCAAATTGCATACTATGTAGAGGCGGTACACACTAAGTCAGCTGGCGAAGTTGTAGAGAAAAAGGTTAGAAAAAATTACTTCACGGCATCGACTACAGAAAAGACCTATAATAACATCAATTACAATGTTGGAGCGTTTAGTACCGATACAGAACTATCATGGAAATTCACAACACATGGAACATGGGAAGGTACTGTAAAGTTACAAATTTCTAACAACGATGGTCAAACATGGAAAGATTACAGAACATACACCTCTAAGAATGACTACAACGTAACTGATACAGGTAAGATAGAGGCTGGAGCAAGGCTGAAATATGTATCGGATATTAAAGGTGGTTCTGTGAATTGCGATTTATCTATTTTGCCGTTTACTCAATATGGCATCGTTGAGATTAAAAGCGTAACTGATGCTAAGAATGCAAAGGTTAATGTTCTGAATGGTATTAAAGAGGGTGAGCCGAGCCACCAATGGAAATTGGGTAGTTGGAATATGGGTAGAGGTTATCCGAAACTATGTACATTCTATCAAGACCGCTTTGTAGTCGCTGCTACTGATAGCAAGCCTAATTATATTTGGTTTAGTCGAACTGGCGATTACCCTAACTTTGGGGTTGAAAAAGTAGGCGGTACAATCACAGATGATAGTGCAATCACCTTGCCGGTTATTAATCGCAAGATGTGTGAGATTCGTCATCTCGTACCAGCTAACGATCTAATCATTCTTACAAGCGGTAATGAGTGGATTGTAAGAGGTGATAAAACCATTACGCCTACCAACTGCAATTTAAAAACACAAACCCAACGAGGGGCCTTATCGTGTGAACCTCAATTCATAGGTAATCGGTGCGTGTTTGTTCAAGAGCGTGGCGGTACTGTTCGTGATATGGGTTACTCTTATGAGAGCGACAACTACACAGGGCAAGACCTTACATTGTTTGTTAAAACATTGGTTAAAGGTCATCTGGCAGTAACAAGTGCTTATGCACAAGACCCTGACAGTATTATTTATTACGTTCGAGATGATGGGCAACTCAACTGTTTAACTTATATCCCAGAACAAAAAGTGTATGGATGGTCGCACTTTGTAACGAATGGTAAATATCGATATGTAGAGAGTGTAGCAGAGGGTGAGCAAGACACAATCTATTTTGTTGTGGATCGTGTGATTAATAATAAGAGTGTGAAATGCATTGAACGTAGTATTCCGTTGTATACAGAAGATAACTCCGATGTGTTCTTAGATTGCTATGTTAAAGTCGCTAATTCAATTAAGACTGATTACATCAACGCACCTCATTTAGTAGGGCAAATGGTAGACATAGTAATTGATGGACAACAGATGCCATCTAGGGTAGTACCACCAACTGGTGTTATTAAATTGGATGGCAAAGCAAATGTAATTACTGTTGGTTTGCCTTACACTACTAAAATTAAAATACCTAACGTAGAACAACAAATAAACGATGGTACTTTACAAGGCCGAGTTGCTACAGTATCAAGAGTAGTGCTTCGCATGTATAAATCGTTTGGCGGCAAAGTTGGCCGTACATTTGACAGAATGGATGATATTACATTACCACCAAATGAATTGTTTACAGGTGATAAGCCTGTAATCCTACCTAAAATGGGAATAAATTATTCAACCGATACATCGATATGTATTAAGCATAGTGATCCATTCCCATTTAATTTATTATCGATAACTCGTATTGTTGAAATTGGCGGAGGACTAAGAGATGTTCCGGGACTATAAAATTGACGAAATTGAGCCTACACGGCGAGATAAATTAATTCAGGACCTAGAAGTTAACCTAAGGGCAATAGACGCCATAGAAGTCCAAGAGGTGAATCGTTTATACCCTTTCAAAGATTTCTGTTCCGAGATTTGCAAATCTGATTATGATAGCCATGTCGTTGTAGAAGACGATGTGGCTATTTGCGTATATGGGATTGCAAAAGAACCAGTTAACGGAATGTATGGGATTTATTTTCTAGGTAATAAAGTATTAGAAAACGATATGCGATGGCAGATGCGTTTTATCAAGTTAAGCAATCAAGTTATTGCTGAATGGTTAGAGACTAGGGAATGGCTATTTAATTACGTTCACACAACTAACATTAAAACAAAGCGATGGCTCGAATCGATTGGGGCCATTATTCATCCAACTGTAAAAGTTGGCGATTTAGAATTATTCACTCTTAAGAAGGAGGACTTCATATGTGCTTACCCGCAGCGGCAATCTTAACCGCAGTCAGCACCGGCATAGGGATGATTGCGCAAAATCAACAAACAAAAGCGCAAGTTTCGATGTACAACGCCCAAGCACAAGCGGCTGAGGCTAATAAGCGAATATCTGACCGCAAACAAGAACAAATTGCTATGCAACAATTACAAGAGCGGGACAAGATGGATAACCGCATGAAGCTTGTAGCTGGCACAAATGCAGCCGAGGCAGGGGCAGGAGGATTGCAAATGGCAGGGTCCCCATTACAATTGATGGCATCTAGTTATGATGAATACAACAAAGACATCTACAATTGGGAACAAAATAAGAATAATGCTATTTACAATGAATATTTGAACGGTATGAACTATCAGAATGAGGCTAATGCCGCACGTGCTTCTGCTAAAAATGCACGACGTCAAGGCAATTTGGCAATGGTAGGTAGCATTCTTGGTGCCGCATCATCTATGTATGGTCTTAAACAACAATACGCAGGTGGCAAGATGAAGACTACATATGGTGGTGACCCTGTAGGATATACAGATAGGGGTCCGGTAGTGACTGTTAAGCGTGATTATAAAATGAGGTAGGATATGAAATTTGTTAATTATGATCCAACCCAAAAATTAAATACAGTTCAAGGTAGCACACAGGCTTCTAGTAATGAAACGGCATATGGTGGTAATGTAAGTGGCTTAAATGCTATGAGTAAAGCCTTACAAGATGCAACAAATACATGGATGGAAATTGACAAACGAAAAGATTACATCGATGTAACCAATGCTATTAATGAGTTCAATAATAGTACTAACCAACTGTTGAATGATGATAAAGACGGGCTGATGAATCGTAAAGGAATGAATGCTCAATCTATATTGCCTGACTATAATGCTGGTGTAGATAAAATACAACGTGAAATCATGGGTAAATATAAATTCAGAACGAATGATGCTATTAATGCCTTTATAAAAGCCGTTGAAACATCTAAGACAACTGATTACAATAACATATCCAAATATTCAAGAGGTCAATATGAAACGGCGTTAAGTACAGCTACGCAAAATCAAATTACAAATCTTCGTGATTCTGCTATCCGTTCTGACAACATGGCTGACCAAATGAAAACAATTGCATTGATGGGTGATTTGTATCGGTCTACTGGTAAAGAATTAGGACTAGATGATGAGCAGATTAATGAAAAAATCCGTGCTAATACAGACCAAACAGGAAAGTATTTACTTGATAGATCCGTGGCAGAAAATGATTCAATGAAAGTTGAAAATTTATTGACTTCATTAAGTGGTGTTGTTAGTGAAGATGTGCTGACGCCATATAAAAAAATGTCCAGTCAAATGAACATTAATAAATTAGTTAATGATGATAATACACATGCTAAGTTGTATCAGATGTATGGGCATGATTTAAACTCAGGAATGAGCAGTGCTGCCATGTATGTTAGAGCCAAGATGGAAACTGAAAACGAAGAAGCCATTAAAGGTGGAGTTGGTCAAAACAAACAGTTATGGGATATGGCTGTTTATGCTAATAAAAAATATGGCATTAATACTGAAATCGCATATCGACAATTATATGCAGAAGGTACAGTTGGCGGTGAATTAAGCAGGCTTGCTAGAGAAAATCACAATTACGCAGGTTTAACACAGGTTGAACCAAATGGTGAAGAAAACAAACAGACTGATGGTGGTACAAATTATTATAAAATGTACAATTCTGATGAAGAGTTTGTTGATGATTGGATGAAAGGATATATCATTCCTAATAATGCTATCAATGCACAATCTATAGATGAATATGCTGATAAATTAAAAGCTGGTGGATATTATACGGCAAGCGCAGAACATTATAAGGGCTTAATGAGAAATGCCCCAATGTCTAGCAGCGGCAGCCCTAAGTATTCCGAAGACCAAATTAAGAAAGCTGAGGATGAAGCTAGGGCGGCATATAAAAATTATTTTACGTTGCAAGAACAAACTAGAAAGATTGCTATTAATGATCGCTTACAAGCAGGTCAAACAGTCTTAAATCAAAAGATAGCCAATGGCGATGTAAGCGGTGCATTCCAATATGCACAGGTTCAATTGGCAGGTGCCACAACTCCTGAAGAGCAAGAATACTGGAGTGGAAAAATGGCGAGTGAACGTCCTAAGCTAGATAAAATCTATGAGAAGAGCTTGAAAATGACACCTCAAGAAAAATGGGGTATCAAGCAATATGCAAAATCTCATACATATGAACAAACTCGGGCATATGCTGAACGTGTGTTGCCTAATAAAGTAATGGATGATGAACTTGATGCATCATTACTTGAAATTGATGATAACAACAAAAAGGCTAGTAATATTGACTTGACACCATATGAATATAAACTTTCTACAGTTATGCCTGAAGACAAAACATTGGCAGGCAGTTTTAAATATGGTGTTAAACAAGAAATGGCTGGACGTATTGAGGAATTTAAGGTTAAACATCATAGACCACCTACAGATGCGGAAAAAGATGAAATCTTCGATGCTGCAGTCGCAACAAGTACATTACGTAGTACAAGTAAACCATTCTTTGGTGACGGAGACGATTATTCCTCTACAATAAGCGGTGCAAGTAACCAAGCTATTGGTATCGTTCATGTTGAACCTGTAGGAAATCATTATATCCGAGTAACATATCGTGATGGCTCCACTCAAGACATTTATGAATCAGAATATAATGCATTACAACGGAGATATACAAATGGCTGATATTAATCAAAAAGAACGTGAGGAATTTCAAGCGTTAATACATGGATACGGACAAGGCCCACGTTCCTTTACGGCTAATGCCGGCATACAGTCTAGTCCAGTAGGTGGTTTAACACCAGTTGGGCAAGCTATCGGTTCAGGAATAGAAACTGTATCAAATATTGCTAAAAGCACAGCGGATGCATTATCTACAATTGCCAATACTCCTACTAGCATTAAAAATGCAGATGGGACGGAAACGATTTCTCCATTCGGGCAGCAAGGTAATGCATTTCAAGCGATAGGTCAACTAGGACAATCTTTACCTAATGCTTTGCCTGCTAGTTTTGTTAGTAACACAGACCGATTATTTTTATATAACAATGATCAATTACGTGCTAATGAAGCTTTGCGAATTGCTAAGACTTTAAATATTGGTGCAGATACAGTCATGTTTGGCGATGATAGAGCCTTTGAACGTGCTGATTATTTATCTAGGCGTGCAGAACGTGGCCAAGTTTTACAAGATATTTATGATGAGTTTCCAGAACTTTATAAAGTAAAATATGGTTCGCAAGCAGAAGGCATTCAAGCATTAAATAATATCGAATCAATCAAAAATACCAAAGGTGTGTTTGATGCTTTGCAACAAAGTATTTGGGCAATGAATGACCAAATGAAATTAGGTGATGTTGGTTTTGCCTTAGCTTATGAATCTGACCCACAAAAGATTAGCGAATTAACGGCTGAAGTTAATCGATTACAAAATAACTTGCAAAATTATAGACGTCCAGATGGTGGCAGTCCTTTACAAGAGGTATTGGGTTCAACTGCTAGTCAAATCTATATGATGGGTAAACAAGGCGGTACAGGTGCTATTGTAGGCGGTATAATTGGCGGTATTGGTGGCGGTGTAGTTAGTGGTGGCTCTGCTGCTTTACCTACTGCAATGACTGGCGCTAAATGGTTAGGTTCTGCTGATATGGCATACGAGATGTATAAGATGTCATTTGGCAATAAATATCTTGAATTGATTGGTAAACGTGACCAAAAAGGTAATCGAGTATATTCCAATGAAGAAGCAAAAGAGTATGCCATGTCATTTGCGGCTATCGATGCCAGCATTGAATTTGTGGCAACTCGTACAATCGGTAAAGCAGCAACTAAAATCGCTCCTAAGTCCGCACTTGCTAGTGCCATTTCAAGAGGAACTACTAATGCAGCTGAGACATTTAATCGTGGTATTGGCGTAACTGCTGCACAAGTGGCTAAGTCTTCCATTAAAGCTGGCGCTCCAGAACTATTTGAGGAAGGCCTACAAGATGTCAATGAAAAGTTGCAGCATAATTTGTGGCGTAAATCGAATGATCAAGAGGGCCCATATTCTGCAGGTGATATGTTCGTAGGTGCCGGTGAAGCTATGTGGCAAGCACTACCTGCTGTTGTTGGATTTGGCGTAATTGGTGGTGGCATTAGTGGTGCCCGCACAATGAAAGCTTTTAAAGACTTTCAAAAGTTATCTCCAGAAGAACAGCACATGGCTGTTATGGAAGAACAAAATCGTAATGGACATGTTATTATGCAGAACCTTAAAAACGATGCTGCCGCTAACAATTTGGCAAAAGAAAACCCTGAGTTGTATGAAAAAATCGTACAAGCTCAGGGGGATAATATAGGCGTATCTACCGCTTATATTAATGTCAATGAAATGGCTGAAACCGAAGAAGGTCAAGCGGCTATTCGTAATATGGTAGATGCTGGATTGGTAACACAAGAGAATGTATCTAAGGCGATTACGGCTGATGCTCCGATTGAAATTCCTATCGGGTCTTATGCGCAATTAAGTGGTGGCTTATCTGAAGAAACTGTTAAGGCATTAGAAGAATCCTCTTACTTTACACGTGGTGGTCTTTCTATGAAAACACTTGAACGTGCAAAAGAAGAAGTCCATGCTATGAAAGACCTTGTTAAAGATGATACTGAAAAACGTGCAAAGCATGTTAAGGAAGATATTATCCGTAGCTACTTTGATGAAGTATCTGATGTAGATAAAGAAATGCTCGATGTGGTTCTTGCGGATCCGACACATATTAAACAAACGTTTAATAATGTGTATAAGGAACTTACTGAACAGTACCGGGAACAATATACAAGTGATTTCGATGCTATGGATATCGATTTAGAAACGGCACGTACTACTGGGGTAAATCCTACATGGTTAGGCGATAGCAAAGCACCACGTTCTAATGCGGAACGCAGACGAATGGCATATCAATCTAGCCTTGCTCGTACCCAAAGTACATTAGCTGATAATCCAGAAGCACTTAACCAAGCAGGTTCTCATTATGCTGATATGGAGCATACACTCCAACAAATTGAATCGCTAGAATCTATGCGAGATACATTATTTGAACTTGCAGATAATGACATCGCTTTACGTATGCAATTATCCAAATCCGGATATGAAGTGTATCAGTCTTTAAAATCCATAATGAGCGATGCAACTGTTGACCGTAAACAACGTGATACGGCAGAAGCCAATGCATTGCTCATGGCACAACATGCTGATATTATGGCACAATACATGCGACAAATGGGCCGTGGTGGTTCTACTGCTATGGATTATTTCCGTGATAGCGTGCGTATCAACATGAATGCTAAATTAGAAAACCAAAAAGGGTATAATCAATTAGATCAAGATGCAAGACTTAAATTAAGTATTGATAAGAAAAAGTGGAGTAGAATTATAGATAATATTTCATCTTATAAAAGATCTGATTTAATTAGCGTTATGGACACTCCAGCTGTACTGCAACTCGTAGGCGTTAAGGATTTACCAATCAAAATGTATGTTTCTAAATATTTTGATATGAAAACAGGTGCTGGCAAAAACAATCAACATAAGACAGTTACTAACAAAATGTGGAAACAATTGCCTAGTGCATTGGTAGACCCGATTGCAATTTTCCCATCTAAAACAGTTAATGGTTCGATTGTGGTTATGACAGAAATTACAGATAGTAACAAAAAGCAAAGTATTGTTGCTTTGGAATTATCAGCTAGTGTTGCAAATAATATTACAATTAATAGAATAAAATCTTTTTACCCTAAAGATAATGCTAGTGCAAACACGTGGTTTTATAATAATTTTTCAGATAAAAACAATCCACCACTCTATATAAACGAACAAAAAACCACTAGATGGTTTACAAGGAACGGGCTCCAATTGCCTTACCAAGTAAACCAATCTAGTGGTTACTTTAATAAAAGTATACCAAATGAAAATGATTTAAGCAACTACAGAAACGCAAATAGTAATATTTTTTATCAATCAGCATGGCATGGTTCACCACATGATTTTGACACATTTGATTTAGGTGCTATTGGTACTGGTGAGGGTAATCAAGCACATGGCTGGGGTTTGTATTTTGCTAAAGATAAGAAAGTATCTGATTTATATAGACGTGAATTATCTTTAATTCATGATGTTGATAAAGGTACATTATTTAAAGTTGATGTTCCAGATACTAAAACAATGATTGATGAACAACAGTCATTAAATATTTTAAGTAAAGAAACAAAGCAAAGTTTAAACGCAGCAATTAATGCATTGCCAGAACAAGAAAAAGAAGTATTTATCAATGAATATACAAATAGTCCTTTGTTTAACCATTATGCTAAAAAAGGAATCGATGAGTTAGGTAGTAAGTTTAATCAACTAGATACTGAGTACAATTTACTAAAAGATAAGTACCTTGATAAATATATCGAGGGAGAACTTAACACAATTACTCAGAGAACTATAAATAGATTAGCTGAAAAATATAACATTGATTTAAAGGCACTGAAAGAAAACCCAGATAGTATAAAAGATGTAAAAAATCAACTAGATACTATGTGGTTTAATGCTTTTACAGAATATGGTATGGCTAGTAAAAAGTATAGGGAAATTTATTGGGGTAAGTATAAAGAAGATTTTTCTGCACTATTAAATGATAGTGGTATAAATGGTAGAGATTTTTATCTGGCATTATCTAAAGCCTTAGGGGGTGCAAAAAAAGCATCAGAACATCTTAATGAGTATGGCGTTAAAGGCATTACTTATGTTGGAGAACAAGACGGACGATGCTATGTAGTGTTCGATGATAAAGCAATTAAAGTCATTGAAAAGTATAACCAATCTATAAACGGCATGACCGAAATCATGAAAGATGGTGAACGCATTATCAGCATTTTCAAAACTGCAGATAGAAGTACATTCTTACACGAAATGGGTCATGTATTCTTTGATGATATTCAAAAGCTAGCATCTATGGAAAATGCCCCAGAGCAACTTGTTCTAGATTGGAACAAGTTGAAAGAGTGGTCTGAATGGGATGATGCGCAAGGTGCTGACAATACAAAGGCACATGAAAAGTTTGCTCGTGGATGGGAAGCATACCTTCGTGAAGGGAATGCTCCTACAAAAGGATTACAACGTGTATTCCGGATGTTCTCAAAGTGGTTAACTCGTATCTATCGTGCGGTGACACGACTAGGCGGATTGCCACCTAAGGAAATACAAGATATCATGGCGCGTATGATCGCTACCCAAGAAGATATAGATGCCTACACAAAAGAACAGGCACTTGAACAATTTGAATCTAGCAAGTTATTTACACAGCTCGATGAAGCTGAACAAGCAAAGGTTCAAGGATATATTGCCGACGTCGGGGAAATGGCGAAAGAACGTGTCATGAAGCGGTATATGAAGGAATTGGAAAGTCGTCCAATCAAAGAATGGAACGATGAAAAAGATTCTATTCAAGCTGATATCGAAAAGCGTTTAATGGAGCAGTACCCAATATACAAAGACCATCAACGCTATAATGCATTCGGTAAAAATGCATTAGCCAATACTCGATACGGCACGCTAAAAGAATTAGAAACTGCTGAACGTGAGCAAACCGGATTTACGTTTGACGAAGCTGTTAATCAGGCTATGGAATCTGCCGAGCAGGCATTCATTGAAGATAACCATATTGGCAAATCTAATATAGAAATTGCTGAGGAATGGTTATTATCTTCAGATGGTCAAATGAAATTAACTGAAGAGGAAGCTAAAATCATTAAGTCACAAACCAATCGTGACCTTGCTAAAAACTGGGAACTACTCGACAGGTTAAATCGACTTGACCCTAATTCAGAAACAATTGAATCTGATTTAGAGCCAATTGCAAAACGAATAATTGGTGACAATGAAAAGGTTGCTAAAGAATTAGGTGTTGTATCAAAAGAACTTGATTCCGCTCAAGACCGTATTGAAAAGCTAAAAGCACAATTACAAGAACGTATTAATAATGTACGTGCTATCCGAGATAGTGGTGTAGGTGTGATAAGTGATTATATGAACCGTGCTAGACAGGAATTAGGCGATTTGACCTTATCCCAAGCTAGCCAGTATAAGAAGTATCAAAATCAAGCCATTCGAGAAGGTAAACGTACTGACAGGGCGTTGGCAGTTAATAAACTGGAAGAGGCTTTACAAGCTAAACAATTGCAACTTCTAAATCAAGCGAGGGCTCGTGTTGCGTTTGACAATGCACTCCGCATTAAGAAGTTAAGGACCAAGTTGATTGATAACCTCAACAGAATGACACGCCCTAAAAATCCGATTACTATTGAACCTAATATGAGATATTTCTATGCGCACATGGCATACCAAATGGGACTTACTAAATACGACGGACTGGAACCAGTAGATGGGTTTGATATGAATGCTGTTATTAATGCATTAGATCCTGATGCGGATATCCTAGGTGACAAAAGTATTACATTCCTTGACCCATGGATTGTACAACTATTTTATGGTAAAACACCTATGTCATTTAAAAATCTAACAATGAGTCAGTTGAACACACTGGAAGAATTAATGACAGGCATGTATAAGAATGGCCGCAACGCTTATAAAGGCTCTACCATTCTTAATGATAAAGGTGAATCGATTACATTTGATGATGCAGTAGATGGCATATTAACGGAAGCAATCGATACATTTGGCAAAATTAATGGGAATGTATTTAACGCACAAAACAATCAAACTGGTTTGGAAGCCGTTGCAGGTCTTATTAATAAAGGCAATTTATCATTGCTCAAGGTTGAAACATTCTTACGCCGATTAGGGCCAGATGCTGTGAAATATATCTATAATCCGATTAGCCGTGCAACACAAGCTTTTAATGAACGCAAGGAAGTGTCCATGCGTAGATTAGCAAAAGATGTATCCTCTGTGTATGGTAAGCGTGAATTATTTAACATCCGAAATAAGCATATGTACGATGTTGGGGAATTGCGTAATCTAACCAAGGAACAGGTTATTGTATTAGCTTTGAATTGGGGTACAGAACGTAACAGACAACGGGCAATGGAAACGGCCAAGGTAACTGAAGTTGAAATGGAAAAAGCCTTTCAAGAAATCCTCACCGATAAAGATTGGGAATTTATTATTCGGACATGGGACCACATTAACTCCTTCTTTACTGAACGTAGCAAAGTTCAAGAAGAACTTTATGGGAATCCATTGAAGAAAGAAGAAGGCATCACATTCACTATTGGTGGTAGAACTATCGTTGGACAGTATTACCCAATTGTGTATAATCCAGAAGTCAATGCAAGTATATCTGATAAGGAAGTCGAAGATATTGCAAAAACTATGGTTAGTAGTAATGCGATATTAGGAACTGGCATGAGCGCTACTAAAAGCCGGTTAGATGTAGTCAAGGATAAATCATTATTACTAGACTTTGATGTCATTTCTAATGCGATTACTGAGTCAATCAATCATATAACTATGCGAAAAGCTGTGACGGATGTAAATCGATTAGTAGCCAATAGAGAGTTCCAAAACTATATTGTTGAGAAATTTGGAATGAATTCCTATCAATTCTTGCGAACTTGGGTTCGTGATAATTGGAAGGATGAAGCGGCTAAGATGGATGATGTTGGTAAAATTTTAATGTTCCTTAAACATAATTCAACAATGGCTATTATGGCTGGACGTGCATCAGTTGCTATACAAAATGCCTTAAACATTCCTGTTGCTGTATATCGTATTGGTGCGGGCAATGTAATTCGTGCTGTTAATCATGCAGGAGTAGGATTCTATGGTCATGGTACAGAAACCTACAATAATACTCGTGATTTTGTTATGGAGCAATCCATATTCATGAGGGAACGTATTCAAACTTTAGATAAAGACCTTAAAAAGGGATTAACCATCCAAGGAAAGGGGCTCCGCATTAATGATAAGAATATCGGTGGGTACAAGTTTGAAAAAGGTGCTGAAATCCGTGATGAAATTAATAACATGGGATTCCGACTGCTCACGGAAACAGACTTCGCATTATCCGTACCAGTATGGAAATTTGCATATGATCAAAAGGTTGCTGAACTTCAATCTAAGGAAGGGGTAAGTACTGAATGGATTAATCAACAAGCAATTGAGGCAGGAGACAGAGCAGTACGAGATATATTCGGAAGTGGTGATGTTAAAGATGCAGCATCCATTCAACGTTCACGGAATCAATGGGTTCAATTATTTGTTCCGTTTTATTCGTATGCTAATACTTTGTATAATATCATCGCTGAATCATGGTATATAGGTAAAGACAAAGGGGATTGGATGCCTTTTGCAAGAGTGTTATGGTGGGGGATCATATCACAGGCAATTGGTATGACAATTTACAAAGCCATGACAAATGGTGACGATGATGATCCAGAATCTATCGCCAAGTCTTTTGCCGAAGAATTTGTACAACAAGGAACCATGGGTATTCCATTAGTGAGAGATATAGCCACTATGGGTATGAAATTTATTTTAGGAGAACGTCCATACAATAAAGGTAATACAGTAATGGGATTAAGTATCTTTGAGAAATTATGGGATACCGGTCAAGCTATCTCAAGTGATAATAAAGATATCGTTGATGTAGGCCGTTCGCTCAGTCAGGTTTCTAACCGTGTAACTGGTTTTAGTGATACCGTAACCGATGCTTTCTGGACATTGTTGCGTGTAGGGCTAACCGATACGGATGCCAAGATTGAAGATGTATTCATGTCAATTTTGTTAGACAAGCGTTTAAAGACTAAAAAAGAAAAGAAGAAGAAAAAATAAAAGTAAGGACTACCTAGTTTTAGGTAGTCCTCTTTATATGCAAAGAAAGGCGGGATATTGTGATTCCACAAGTCAACAATCCAGTTGTTCAATATCAATGTGATGGGGTTAACAAGACTTATATTTGGCCATATGACTTTAATAATATTAAAGACATTAACCTTATTCTAGTTGATGAAGATGGACGACAAACGGAGCAAACAGGGAACATCTTATATGATGCACAAAATAAAACTTTAACGTATCCAAGTATTGGTGAACCATTGCCGGCAACTTATAAAGTTGTTTTAGTTAGACGAACTCCAATTTCACAAACTACAGAATTAGCTAACAAATGGCCATACAATCACATTGAAGATATGGGTGATAAAGTTATTCTAATTCTTCAGGAAATGAAAGAACAGTTGGATCGCACACTACAAATTAATGTAGGCGCTGATGAAGACCCAAATCAAGTTACACGTGATATTGTAGATAACTCCATTGAAGCTGCTAAAAAAGCAATTGCAGCTGCATCTACGGCAGAGGCAAAAGCCAATGAAGTACAAGACAATGCAACAAAGCTAACAGCCATTAACGACAATATCAATGCATTATCTCAAACGGTAGACGATAAATTAGCGACTGCAAATACAGCTCTTATCCAAAGTGCTGATACATTTGAGAAAACCCAAGTACTTGCAGATAATACGAAAGCATATGCTGCGCAGGCGGAAACTGATAAGAAAAATATTAATGATTTGGTTATAAAAGCAAATGCTATTAAGACTGATATTAACAATAAACAAATAGCTAGTGTAGGTAATGCCAAGAAAGCAGAAGACGCAGCCAAACGTGCAGAGGTAGCAGCTGCTAAAGCTGAAGAAATAGCAATACCCGGTGGCCAAGGAATTGTAACCAAAAGTGAAGCTGATGCTAAATACATTGGAAAAGAATCGCTAAATGGTATTGTGTCAGTTAAAGACTTCGGAGCAGTTGGCGATGGCGTCACCGATGATACGGCTGCATTTAAACGTGCTAATGATAATCTTGCTAACAAAATTCTATTAGTGCCAAATGGTCAATACAAACTAACTGAACATTTAACCTTTAATACAGTAAGTTCTGTTATGGATATGGGTGTATATACCAATATCAAGCCGTATTATCCAATAGAAACACCAATGCTAAAAAGCGCATCCAATATCGCATTTATGAAAAACATTACGTATGATGCGGAAGTAAATCAATGCCAAGGGTTTACCTATAACTCTAAAAAGAATGTATTTGTACTTGCCTGTATTAATGGTGAAGGTACTAATCAAATTTTTTACGAGCTTAACTCAGACACTTTTGAAAAAGTAGGTACCTATAAATTTACGGATTCTGAACGCCTAGGGCATTGTAATACGATGACATATAATCGGTATACGAATAAGATTTACATCACAAATGGGCTAAAAAATGGCAATAATTTGACGGTTATGAATGCCGATACTATGACAATCGAAAATACTATTACATTGCAAGAAAAGGTATTCAACATTGACTATGATCCGATTACAAGGACTTATGTATCCATTGTACCTATTGCAGGTAACCAAAGAGTACGAACTATCAATTTGTATAATGATGAGTTCAAAAAACTCAAAACGTACCAAGTCGATTATATCTATCCGGACATGAATAATAACGGGGCCTTTATGCTAAACGGCGCAATCATGTCCGCAACGTTAGGAAGTCTTGTAGAGTGTACACCATTCGGTACAGTTAAACAGATCATTGAAATCAATCGTGAGACGGAAATCGAAGACATCGCTTACTACAATGGCAAGTTCTATTTTGCAGTACTAACTCAAAAGCCAAACAGACGTCACCAAGTAGATATTTATGTAGGTGACCCAAATTACGACTTTGAAAACTCAATCAATACTGCACGATTAGCAACGCTTGATTACCTCAAATTAACAGGTGGCACATTAAGTGGCGCACTTAAAATGGCTAACAATGTTTTGATTGAGGGCTACAAGCCTGATGGTCATGGCATGGGGTTGGTTAAAGTATCAACTAGTGGTAATGCAGAATTTGGCGATGCATCTGCCAATGCATTTATTAAAGGTAAGGAATTTAAACACTATGATGGTACAGATAGTTTCACAGTACTTACCACCAAACATTACGGAACGGCAATTTATAAGAAAAAGGATGTAGACGATAACTTTGTTAAGAAAACAGAAGTAGACCAGTTGGGTTTTCCGTACTCTAAAGTTGAGGAAGCGACAGATTGGAATACATTCACAGAGCAAGGGGCAATCGAAATCAACTTTGATGGCGGTGCTAATAATCCACCACGTAGCCACAAACAAGGGATGTTGATTGTAATGAACTTTGGGAAAGGTAAGATGATAGACCAAACATTCCATGCGTTCAATGGTGAAACATACCACAGAATGTTTATGGCTGATAAATGGAAATCTTGGGGCAGGGTTCAAACATCCTTAAATAGCCGATTGAAATTGTGGAGTGCTAATGGTGGAAACGAGGTGTATGTTGAATAATGCCTAATCTAAAAGTTAAGAAAGGAAATGACACATTAACATTTGGACTGACTGATAACTTGCGAGATGTAGGCGATAATCGATTGCCTGTAATTGTTGAGGGCAAAACATACTATGCACGATTGGGGGCTGATAAAACCGCTCTTGTGGTGCAACGTACATCAAATAGTGCTAAAAGTTATGTACAAACCAACCCTGTATTGTTTAATACATGGCGATGGGGAAAGGTACCTTATGACATTAGGGGTACAGAAAAAATGTTTGTGTACTTACCAAAAGGAAAGTATAGAGCGACTGTGCATGGTGGGTATGACAAAACTAATGAATTTACTATAGCTGCATCGCAAGATATTGAGGTTAATGTTTCTACAACAGGTAGAGATAATTATTTAACAGATACTGTTTTCAATATAAATGGATGGAGAGATACTGTAAGTTTAACACGGCATCAATTTACTATAACTATTGAACGAATTGGGGAGTAAGAATGATAGAAGTTGTATTATCGCCTTTCATGGTAGAAGGGTTTAACGTAGCAGAGGCGGTGCGAATATCACTAGCCATATTTACGAGTGTTGTATTGGTATTTGTTGATACATTCTTGCGTATCTTAGTTGAGGCACGCAATTTTAATTTAGCGACCAATAGAGAACTAACCATTAAGAATATGTTCCTTGCAATTATATGGCGAGGATGGGCGAGTGTTGAAGTCAATGGACACCAACGCAGATTTTTGGTAAGTGGAAAGTTACGAGCAGATATGACTAAAAAATTAGTTAAGTCTTATCCTTGGATATTCCTATTATCATTCATTCTATTAACATTGCCTGATGTGGATATTCCTATGTTAGGTCGCATTGATGTGTTTCTATCTACATTGATGTATCTAGTGCCTATTATGGTTGAATTAGCATCTATCGTAGAAAACATGATAGAACTTGAATTTGTAGAAAGTGCATGGTTTAAACGTGCGATGAGTTTGGTTAAAGAGTTGATAGCGTTCGTAAAATCAATAAAGGATGCGATTAAATGATTGAAAAAATTAGTATTCGTGAGGTGTTAACAATCCTCGTCTTAGGGGCGGTCAATATAATGGCCGTCCTTTATGGTTATAACGAATTGGCCATGAGCATTTCCTCCGGACTCGTTGGTTATTTAGGAGGACGTGAATCAAATAGGAAGGAGCAAAACAAATGGAACTAGGAAAATTAAGTGCTGCGTATGAAAGCAATGGAGACCCAGCTATTGTATCTACAGGTGAGGGGGACTTTGGGGGAATTTCGTATGGTGCTTATCAGTTAGCAAGTAATTGCGGAAGTGTAGATGCGTTTCTTGGTTGGGGCTTGCGTCAAGAAGATGGGTTTTACAAAGATTATGCAAGAGCCCTTCAAAGTGCAGGTCCTATCAATTCCGATGAATTCATTAACAAATGGCAAGAATTGGGAACCATAGACCCTAATGGATTTATGGCAATGCAGCATGACTACATCAAATATGCTTATTATGATGTGGCATGTAGTGAATTAGCCAATCAATTATTTGATGTTAATATCCATAGCCGAGCATTGCGTGATGTTGTATTTTCTGCGGCCGTTCAATATGGTCCCGGTGAAGTTGTTAATCTTTTTAAAGAGGCAATGCAATATGTTCCGGGTTGGGAGCCTGATTGGAACTTATCTTATGTAAACGACATTAAATTCGATTGGGATTTAATTAATGGTGCATATGAACAGCGAAAGTTGCATCCATGGAACTATGAAGGTAATCCTAGTTGGTTGCGTGAAAATCTTGTTGAACGGTTTGATGCAGAAAAAGCACAAGCATTAGAAATGTTCTCGCAAGAAATGCAAGAAAGGGGTCTATGATGAGCCTTTGGGTTTTCAAGGTATTATGTTACCTAAAACGACATAAAATTCTCATAGGGGGGCTAATTTTAATTATTTTAGCTATTGTAGGGGTGTCTATATATAATTCATATCAGGTTGAAAAGCCTGTGTTATTAAAACAGGAACAAGTAAAAGATCCTGTAAAATTGGCTAATGCTATACATATTACCAAAGCTGAAGCACAACAAGTTATTTCCATTAAGGAAAGAACTCAACCAGTAGCGACTTACTATACACAAGCATCTACAGTCGAACAAGCTGCAGAAAATGTGAAAAAGGATATTGCACATAGCAACCCTAATTTACCTAAAGCAGCAACAGAAAAATCTGATAGAACGGCGGTAGTTGCTAACACAGAGGAACAAAAAGTCGATGTATACAAAATCAAGTTAGATAAACCACATAGTATATTAGCTGGTGTAATTGTAATGACTAATGGTGAAGTATATGAAACAGTAGGTTATGAAGATAAACGCTTTGAGGGTTTAGCGCACTTTAAAGGTTCAGAGTTTAAAGGCGCATCCGCATTGGTTAAAGTTGTGAGATGGTAGGTGATCCAAATATCTCCGAGTTGCACGGTTTGCAACAGTCAACTAATAGTTTATTATTGGAAGAAAACATTATGAGTACACTATATCTTGATGACGATATGATGCCGTATGCTGATATATTTCTAAAAGCGATTACAAATATTGAAGCCTTAGGATACTCTTTTAAACCTGATTTGTTGATTCACAAATATACTGGTAGAAGTAAAAAACGATTAGGTACGACATATTGTTATCCAAATGATGATTTTTGTTTAATTGAATTAAGTACAGATAATCATAAAGATGGTATTACTATAGATACAATTTATCACGAGTTAGCACATGCCACTATCGAGTGTCATTTTAAAGGACACGGAAAAGAATTTAAGCAAATACGAAAGAAAATAATTGATGCTTATAAAATTGATATTGGCGGTGCGGTATTAAAAATGGAGTAAAAATATGGCAAAGACATTTGAATTTAACGGAAAGACTTACAATTTCGCAGAAGATATTCAAGTTCCGCAAGAGGGGTTGTTCGAGGCAACATTAGTTGATGAAAATAACCATCGATGTGAAATGATCTTTAGAAACGGTAAATTATTTAGACTAACTGAATTAGATTAGAAGTAAAAATCGTAAATTTTACCACTAAACATAATATTGAATGGTAAATTACAACAAAAGGGGTACCCAAGCGGTACCCCTTATTTTTTTTGACGTCAAATAAACGTCAAAATTTATATGTTATTCCTAATAATTTTTGTATATAATCATACTGTGCGAAAAACTTGGACACAATGATTATTACTGAAATTTAATTATATATGTTAAAAAGCAGTCATATTATGGTATACTAAATTAGATATAAAGAGGGCCCATCGACGTGTGATGGCGTTAGGCTCATCTCAA